TCTCATAAGTTGCAGATTCAAATACTCCATCGTTGTTTTTATCAAGAAGCAATACAATGTCAAAAGCTAAATGGTAATTATGAATACTTTGACCTCCTTTTGCTTGAGTAACTTTTCCAAGCCTTTTTCCTTTCGAATCATAAAGCTTTGTTCTACCTTGAGCATATAACTCATTTTGCTCCTCAATCGTTCTTGTGGTATAGGCAAAACGCAAACGAACTCCCTTTCCAAGGAGTTTGTTGTTTATGTGCAAATAAGCATCTAATGTTTTCTGTCTTATTTTTGGATGTAGCGTAGCTATTCTATCAAGAGTTATCTTATCCATTTAAGTCATCAATATTATCTTTAACTTCTTTTGCTCTTAAGAATGCTTTCTTAAGCAAATTCCAAATTTTTATATTATAAGCTGCCTCTATATTTTCTTTAATTGAAACTAACTCAATAAAGATTAAAAGTATAGCACATATTTTAGTGAACATAAAGTCTATACTTAACCATTTAAAAATAAACTCGTTTAATATATACTTATCAATAACAAACAATAATAAAATGCAAATTTCGTATAACAACATTTTCGAAACAATATGGGATAACTTTTTACTTCTAATACTACACCAACCATTAAGCTTTATGCTTTTAAAGATTCCTGTGAAAGTATCAAGTATAATAGCCGCAGCTACTGCGGTTAAAATCCCATAAATAGGTACAAATAACAATATCAACGAGGACAATATATAGTTTAAATATTTCATTACTTACCTTGTCCTTTATATAGTTTAACATAATTTTTGCTACTCTTAATCGTACTTGTTTTGGTTTTAGCGTGAACCCCTTTTCTTTTAAGTTTAGGTTTTGCTATAAATGTTGTTGTATTTGTTTGCTTTGCCATTTTACCAAAGAGCTATAATTTTTCCTGCGTTTGTTCCTGCAAGATGAACTTTTATTACTTGAATAGGCAATACTGTTCCTGTAGGAACTGCGCTAAAATTAACAATGTCTTGTCCGGCTGTAGTCACTCTTATATTTCCTCCCTCTCCAATATACAAATAACAAGCTTGAGGTGCATTTGAAGTTTGAGAAGAAGCGTTGTAAATAAAATAAGGGTCTGATGTTGATGTAACAATATCTCCATTTAATAACAACTCAGTAGCACTTATAACTTCTAAAACTGTTGCAGATGAAGAAGCATAAACAATATCGCCTGCCTGAACATTACTTTCGATAAAATTAGCATTTTCATCAATTAACCTATCAGTAACCATATCTGTAGGTAATGCTGATATTATTAAATTTGGATAAGGTATATTCGCATTATCAGAAGGAAAAACCCTTAATGCTCTTGTGTATTGTGCTTGAAATACTGACATAATTTCTATTTTTTATAAAATGTTTTGTTTATTAATAAATCAGGATTGTTTAAATCCTCTTTTCTTTTACCACAACCACAGTCTTTTCCTGTTGCTTTTGATACTGTATCAACTACTTTTTTAATTCCTGTAGCAGTAGTTATTTTCTCAATTGTGTCTCCTAATCCTTTTGATTTCATTTTTTATTAGATTTAATTGTTTTACTTACATTCCCTTTTAGAAATTTCATTTTTCCATTTAGAGAACTTTTTGATTCATATTTTTTAGCTTTCGCTATTATCTTTTTCATTGTGTAAAGATATTAAATTTTTGAAACTTTTTTTCCCATACCAACCCTTGATTTCTCAATTTTTTTAGCAGCCAATTTTGACTTACTAATTTCAGATATGGTTTTAGGTGTCTTTGACGACACTTTTACTTTTGGTCTACAATATTCGTTTTTACCACCTGCACCACACGCTTTTCCTGTACGAGTGTCAGTCCATTTCTCTTTCTCCCATCTTTTTAAAGATGTTCCTTCTGAACTTTTTCTAACACTACCCGATGCTTTTCTACATTTAGCAATCGCCTGAGAGGCTCTTGCCGATGGAAAAACAGCGTACTGTGATTTTACTTTTGTATAACAAGCATCTTTCATTAATATTTACCTCTTCGATTTTTTGGGCTCGAAGCAGTTGAACCTCCCGGTCCGGCCCATAATTTTTTACAAGCCCAATATCTTGGGGTTAACTTATCATTCGCTGTATCGCATTTATGTCTCGCCTTAAAACTTCTACGAGCAGCAGGGGAATAGTTATGACCATAACCCTTAGCTCCAAAGTGGAGGAGTTTCTCCTCCCCATTGGAACAGGCTTTTACCATCATCTTCTTTCCTTCTCTATTAGAGGAAACAGGACGGTTACATTTCATTTTTGACTTATCCACGGTAAGCTCTTGTAGTATTACCCGGAGTGTTTTCTTGAGGAGCAGCTTCTTCTACAGCAACCTCTTGTTTTGGTTTAACAGTCTCTACATTCTGAACAGGAATGTCTACTAAACCATTCTCTACTTTCTTATCTTTCTTTGACATAATCTTATTAATAAGTTTTTTTACTTTTCATGCCACCTTTACTTGCAGCTTTCATAACTTTATTAGTTACAGTTTTACTACCACCTAATTTTTTAGGAGTACCACCACCTGAGCTTGGCATCTGCATACGAGATGAACCCGGTAGATTCGGAGTGTTTTTAGAATTTGCCATTATTTCTTCTTCATTACAGATTTAACAATAGCTTTCATAGCGCCTTTTTTTGCTACTTCTTTAGCAGCACCTTTTACTGCACCTTTTACTGCACCTTTAACTGCAGCTTTCTTTACACCTTTTGGAGCCATCAATCTTGATGACATAGGTAAGTTTGGAGTGTTTTTCATAATTATTTCTTTTTTTGGTTTTTCATTGCCGCTTGGGCGTTCATTGCATAGTGCTTTCTTGCACCTGCTTTTAGTTTTGGATTGCTTGCTTCTTTAATATCGTAAGCAGTCTTTTTAGTTACTTTTTTCATTGTATTTATTATTTAGTTATTACTTTTCCACCTAAAGAAGTATTCAAACCTTGGAAAGAAGTAGCTTTTGAAGAAGATTTAGATTGTTTTCTTTCTGCCTCTCTTTTTTTTCTTTCTTCATAAGAAGCTAATCTTCTTGCGTTAGAATCAGCTTGAACTTGCTTCAACTTCTCAGCTAATGTAGAACCATCCATATCATAAACCTTGGTTTCTGCTAATGGTTTGTCTTCTCTTTTTTTCTCTACTTTTTTATTTTCTTTAGTCGCCATATCTATATTGTATTAACAACTTGAACATGCTCTACCACTCGTGCCGGCTGAATTATTATTACCTCCAAATCGAAGTAATTGCTTAATCTTATCTTTTCTATCCGCTTTTTTTCTAATATCAGCAGATATTTTTTCAGATGCTTTTTTACTTCTTTCTTTCCATTCAGAAATAGTTTCGTCTCCTTGCTTATATCTATTATAATCTCTCTTAGTAACTTCAGCTTTTCTTCTTTCTTGCCAAGTTCTATTGTCTCCTCTACGTGTAAGAGCACTTGCATCTGCATTTGTTTTAATCTCAGGTTTTTTCTCAATAACACCTTTAGTTTTTACTTCAGGTAAAGTTGAATACTCTATTTCGTTATAAGTAGATTTTTTAGCCTCTGATGGTGGTGTAGTTCTTCTTAATGATGACCCACTTTTTGCGGGAGTTTTTGATGAACTACTTTTTACAGGAGTTTTTGATGAACTACTTTTTGCAGGAACTTTTTTAGTTTCACTACGCTCCCAAGACATTTTATATGTCTTAGTTCCATTAGGATTTACAGTAACTGTTCTTTTTACTGTAGGGTCGATAACAGGGTCTGATGTCGAAGCTAATGGTATGTCTTTTCTATTTATTGCCATAATTATGCGATTTTAATTTTACCTCCTTTTAATAAATCTTTTCTATCTTTACTCGTTAATTGTTTTTTACTTCCTGATATTAAGTTATAATAATTTGCAGTATTGTTTCTTCTATTCATCGTATCAGTACTGTCGTTAACAAAAGACCTTCTTAACTCAGCTATGCTTTTTTTAGAACCTTCTTTTGAAGAAGCAACTATTTTATTATTACTATCTGTAATTACCGCATTCGTTCTATTTTTAGAAGCACCAATAAATTTTTTCTCATACGGTTTAGCAGTAGCCACACCATCTTTTACATCTATTCCTGAAACAACATTACCTTTCTTTTCATTAGCATCTTGAACATTTTTAGTTCTCTGCCAAGTATTAGTATAAGTATATTTAGCTTCAGGTGTAGGAGCTAAAGGTATATCACGGTTTGTTTTTTTTGTATTTGGCATAATTATGCGATTTTGATTTTACCTACTTATTATATATAATTTTTAGAATCTTTCATCAATCCTTCTCCTGCTTTTTTCATAGCATCTTTTTTAGTAGATGTGGAATCTTTTCTTTTTTCATTAAGTTTTAGATAACTTCCTTTAAATGATTCTACTTCCTGTTTTAATCTTTCTTGTTGCATACCTACAGGTTCAGGAGTAGTTGATAATGGATAATCTCTTCCTTGCGCTTGTTTATTAATTTTTAATCCTCTCATTTCTTTATTATGTTTTTAATTAATAACTTTGTAGCAAATGTAATAAATTTTTTTTAAATGAAATCAAATAACGATGATTACTTAAAATATTGGAGAGTCATTCGCCAATTCGTAAAAATCAAATATGGTCTAAACCAATCTGAGAAGTATTTAGAAAAAGAATGGGGAATCGTAAAGCGTTATATCAATTATCATCTAAAGCTAAGATAATGGTTCGCTCAGTTTATAATAAACTAAACGGGGAAGAAATCCCCGTTAGTCAATCGCAAAACAAAATGTTTGCAAGAAATGTATCATATACCGATAAGGTTTACAGGAATATGATTAAAGAAATGAATGCTGTTATAAAACAACAACGACATCACGCTCCTGAATAATAGTGTGAGGCTTATCCTCTATTAGCATCGTAAATCCGTGAGACTTGTCGTAATAGATAACATCATCCGATTTAATGCAAGCAACCTCTGTACCTGATGCTATTACGATAGCCTTTCTATAACGCATTCCTTTTATATCCTCGCCTGATAATATCAAGCCTGAGTCTGTTTTTACTTCTTCGTCAATATCTTTGACAATAATATTTTTTCCTATTGGTTTCATTATTTTATTTTATTAAATTTATAAATATCGGAGCATTATCCCCGTGGTATACATCCTCAATGCTGTAGAAGAAATAATCAGCAGCATCTTTATGAGTCCAATTGTTTCTCGAAACTAATATCTCAATCATCTTATCTATCGAGTACACAAGTTTTCCTTTACTACTAATTCCGATTATAGCAGCATCAAAACCGTCTACTTTAACATAACCTTCTTCAGGATAATGTTCTAATATCTTATTGAGTAAATCCATCGTCTTTTTTAGATTCATCTTTCCAATTTAACCAAAATCCAACTGCCACAATTATATTCATTCCCATTGAAGCAATTATCTCTGAGACATCTTCGTAAATATTCAAACTTAGATGAACGTGCCCTATAGTCCAAAATGGAATCGATAGGTTGCACGCTATCCAAATTATCGTAAATCTACAAAACCTCTTCAGTTTGCTCATAACTACGAGCCATTGTGATTATCGCATTCGTACTTAAGATTGTCACAGCTACACTCACTGCATTTTGCAATGCTGACCTTGTAACTTTAAGAGGGTCAATAACACCCATTTTAATTAAGTCTCCCATCTGTGCAGTCTTTAAGTTATATCCTTGACCCGGCTCAATGCCATCAGGATAGATGTCTTGTGCTTTCAACCCTGCATTAGCAAGTATCTGTAAGAATGGAGCCATAAGAGCTGTGCTTAATATTCTCGCAGCAACAATACGCTCCTCAGTTTCCTCTTGACAAGAAGACACTAAAGCACTTTCCTCAAGCAAAGCTTTTCCCGCTCCCGGAAGAATACCTTCCTCTAAAGCTGAACGAACTGCACAAACAGCATCATCAACCCTGTCATACAACTCTTTCTGCTCCAAATCTGTCTGTCCACCAACATAAATCACACCAATTCCACCTGTTAATGAAGCAATACGCTCCAATAAAAAGTCCTTATCCCCTTTCTTAGTAGCATTCTTGTGAGCCTCCCATAATTGGTCTACTCTTTCTTTGATTACTTCCTCATTCGCTCTCAATCCTGACTTAATAATCACAGTCTTATCTTTACTAACTATAACTCTTGCTGCGTGACCTAAGTCTCCGAAGTTAATTATACTTAAATCGTCTCCTGTTTTCTCACTGAAGTAAGTTGCACCTACACTAATAGCAATATCGTGCATCAATTCGTGTTGCTTGTATCCAAAACTCGGAGGAGCAACAGCACATACTTTCAAATTTCCTTTTACCGAGTTAGCCGCCAATGTATTTATTACATTTGCATTACACGGAGATATAATCAAAAGCTTCTTGCCCTCTGTAATAATTGGCTTCAATACGTTCTCAATCTGCAAAATATTCGCAATCTCCATATCTGCTACCAATACCATAACATCCTCAAGAATACACTCGTCTTTCTTTTGGTCATTAATGAACATAGAGCTTAAATACCCTCTGTCAAACTTTAAACCCAAAGTAGTCTCAGCGTAAGTCTCATCCGTTTGGCTTCTTTCAACAGTTACAATACCATTCTTACCAACATCTTTGTAAACCTCCGAGATAATACGGCCTGTTTCTCTATCATTGTTTGCCGATATACTCGCAACATCAATAAGCATAGATGCCGATAATTTCTTACTCTTACGTTTTAAATTATCCACCACCTTATCACTCATCTCCACCAATGCTCTTAGAACCTCTGTTCTATTATGGTTCTCTTTTATTTGGTCTAATCCACCCAATACTAAAGCCTCAGTTAAAACAATTGCAGTAGTCGTTCCATCTCCCGCATTAGTTGCAGTTCTCTCAGCAGCTTCCTTCATCATCTTAACCGCAAGGTTCTCAACAGGGTCAAACAAATCAATACTCTTAGCAACTGTTACACCATCCTTAGTCACAGTAATACCGTGTGTGTGGTTTGGACTCTCAATAAGTACAGTATTACCTCCCGGACCTAATGTACTCTTTACAGACTTAGCCATCTTGGCTACACCATTAGCTAATTTTTTTCTTCCTTTATCCTCAAAATGTAAATCTTTTGGAGAATAACCTTCGTTTTGTGTCATTTGATTGTATTTAAAATTGATATGTGCAAATATAGTATAAAAAATTTTCAATACCTACTTGTTTTTAAAAAATTATTTCATACCTTTGAAGTGTCTTAATACTACAAAGTCAATGGGTTCTGATTTCGGTCAAGTCTGTTGGCTTTTTTTATTAGATACATTTATAACCTCACTGTGTGAGATTATGACGTATGTCAATTTTTCTTTCTGCTATATATATATATATATTTCCTCCTTTATATAGATTTTTTCCCATTAGATTTGGTTTTTATTTTCGACATTTCCGACATAAAAGAAATAATATATTAATAATCAATTAGTTATAAAATTAAAATCGACAGAAAATCGACATAAAAATGTCAGTTTTCGACATAAACATATAAAAAAAAGAGAGAACTAAGTCTCTCCTAATTTTTGTAATGGTAAAATTACTAATCCATATCATACATATCTGACATCATTTCTCCCATTGCAGTACCCTTTGCAACAATAGAAATCTTCTCAGCAGTCTTCATAGACCTTTTAATTTGAGCAGCCTGTGCAATACCCGTTTGACCATCAGGTCTCTCGTTAATCAGCCTACCATTACGAACAGTTAAACCACTAAAGTTGCTCTTTTGGTATATACTGTTTCCTAAATCTAATTTCTTTTTCATTTCACGTGAATTTAAAGTTTAGGCAAATATAATCATTTTAGATATAATTAGTGTTGAGGTACTATAGCGGTTCTGCGCGAGCCGACCCGAAACGGAAACCGATTTTTTTCGAGGGGGTGGGGGTGCCTTTTGAAAAACGCCGTCCCATTTTTTTGGCTTTTTTGCCGTGGTACCTTTGCACCCGTACCCGTTGCA